AGTCCGTTATTGAACCGGTCAGCGAAGGGGGTACAATTAATTGCCGAATTAATCTCCATCCCATAGTTACTCTTCTGAGTAAATGCGGTTAAATCATTTAACACACTCAGAGTATTCGCATGTATATCAACTATATCATCTGTACCATCAAAGGGTACAAGTTGTTTATTTGTTTTTTTATTCAATGTATCATCATAACGCATTGTCTTTGATTTATCTGCAACTATCAATTGTACTTGATACTCTGTTACAGTTGGACCAAAGTTTGCATTACTGATTAACACATTACCGATTGGGTATTGTGGAAACTCAGTGCTATCGAAGTTGTATATATCACCTTGTGTTACTTTAGCAATAGAAGGATGATTCTTCATTATTGTTTTAAAGTAATTCAATGTATTGTAATATAGTGAAAAGTTCTCTGCTGAGTTCTTTACTACTTGACTTCTACTTGGTGTATAACTTGGTGTGCTCATAGTTTCTTATAATTGAATACCTCCGAAGTATTGATTAGATTGGTCTGGGAATATGTTAGTTGCATCACCTGTAGTTTGTAAGTACTCAGGTAAGTTAGTTGAATTTGCAGTTAAATAATCTTGTAATCTAGTCGAATAGTAATCGGCGTTGTTTAATGCTTTGTTTAATAGGTAATCTACTTCACTCTTAGATGGTGCAACACCAGTCTCTGATTGTTGTTTTACTGCACCATTAGATTTAAATTGTAAAGATGAAAAAGGTATGTACTCAACACAGGTATACCATATCAAGGTTGGTTTGACATACTCTTCTACTAACGTTTGGTAATAACCAGTAAACGCAGTAGATGATTCTACATCATCTTGTAATTTGTTGTATAAGACAGTACCTAATAAATTTAGTATGTATTTTTCTTGTGCAGTTCTTACAAAAGGTAATAGTGCATCAGCATCAATCGCTCCACCTAATGGTGTGTTCTTGATAATATCGTTTCTTGTTATTAATAATCCAAAAGCCATAATCTTTTATATCTCATCTTTATAATGTCTATTGAAACCAAAATCAGATGGTCTGATTGGTTCATATTCATCGTTATACGTTTCTTCATTTAACTCTTCTTCAGATTCTATTGTATCATCTGATTGTAAGTTATCATCTATCTCTTGTTGTACTTCTTCTATTGTTTGGTCTGTATCATCAGCAGTATCAGAAAGGATTACAAGAGGTGTCAGTTGTTCGAAATACAAATCTCCTATATCTACTCCACCGTATCTAAAAGCATTGTATATAGCGTTTAAGATTAAGTTTTGGAATGGAAAGATTGTCATCGTTTGCATAATAGAATACGCAGTTTTCATTTCTTCTGATTGAGAAGAGAATCCATTACTTGCAGTTCTAATACCAAATAGTAATGGTGACACAATTCTATGTGCTACAAGTATTCTATCTTGTGAGTACTCTGCAACGTATTGGTACTTCTCATGAAGGTTCTCCATAGGAAGTGTATCAATAGTTGGCTTGTTAACTGCTTCATCGTTAAACGATACCATAAATCTACCAGCATTCTTAGTACCAGTAAACTTTTGTTCTAATGCAGCTTCAATGGTTTGTCTTTCTTCAGGTGCAGGTACTCCGTTATTGAAGTTAACCATAGCAACAGGTAAGAAACCATTTTCTATATTGTTTAAATGTAGATTAGATAATTCTGCTTCTGAGAATGAGAATTGTAATGCACTAATCCAATCTGGTAATGAGTAATAGTATCTATTAGGTTCATACTCTTTTATGTAAAGTATTTCCATATCTTCTTCAGATGTACCGAATGCAGGAATAAACCTTTTATCTCTTTGTTTTCTAACATCATCCCAATCAGTACAATAGTAGTATCCTTCTACTCTCATGTTCTCTATCTTCTTAGCACGTAAGTTCTGAACAGGTGTATGATACATCTTTTTGATTCTTGTATGGTCATCACTCCATAGTACTTGGAATGCTGCGTTACCATATAATTTTAAATCAAATGTTACTTTCTTTAAATCATCTGATGGAATCAGTCTATCTAATTCTTTTTGTCTACCTTCATCATTTGTAAATAAACCTTTACCATAGATTAAATCACCTACACCATCAATACAAGCTGCATTGGTTGTTGAAGTGTTGTATGCTTCTGTTAGTAGGTTGAAGTAATCATCTTGTTCGTGAATACCAACTGGCACCCAATGATGACGTGTTCTTCTATCTTCAGTTACGATAGGTACATCTTGTCTCGTAAGGTTTAGTACATTAAAGTGTGTGTCTTTTTTTATCATAGCACTATATATTCATTATCAGTTACGTTAGATATAAACTTATCATTCTGAGTAACATAGTTTGGTTTATCAATACTTTGTGATGCATATACTTGCATTGACCCAAAGTAAATAGAACCACTATTACTACCACTAATCTCTACTAAATACTCTTGACCAGTTTCTACACTACCTTCTAAGGATTGTGAAAAGGTTAAGATGTTCTCATAAGGATTGAAGTTATAAGAACTTGTTGGTATTGTATAAGAAGAGGTTGCATATGTCATCATATCCTCTAATTTTAGAGTAAACACATCATTAGAACCTGTATTTCTTGTTCTAATAACGAATTCATTTGATTGTGAAATGTAATAACTCAGCATATCTACGTCTTGTTTTAGACTATAACAACTGCAACTTAACTTGTAATTATCTCGTACATAGGCATAAAAAAACCCTCTCACGAAGAGAAGGTTTTTTTCAATTATTATAAGCTCTTGAGTACTTCTACTATTAACTATATACGATAGTAGGTTGACCAACAAGATTTGCAAATGGGTCTGTAGTCGTAGAACCAGATAAGAATGCTGCTGGAAGTTTCTCTTCACCAGTCATAGTGATAGAATAACCATAAAGGTCACCTAACGCTCCACCAGTTTGGATTGTTCCTGCAGTCAAATCAGCTCCATGCTCTTCACCCGCTAATAGTGCATCTCCGGAGTTAGTCCACACAATGATTTGTGGTCTACCGTAAGCTAATAACTTTAACTGAGTAGTCATTTCATTTGTAAGTTTTTTAAGATTCAACACAGTCTCTTGCGAGAAGAATGTTGTTCCGTTTTCTCTTGATGAATTAACTGTCTCTGTATAAGCTGAAGTACCTTTGAGTTCGTAATAATATACAGTAGTACCAGATAGGTCAGTAATCTCTCCACCTGCATTCTTAGTAAAAGAACCAGATTCAAAGTTTATAAAATAAACTCCTTGTAGACCACCTACGCTGTCTTTACATACTTCTTGCCTTCCGGCTGTCAAATTACAACTCATAGTATTTCTCCTTTTTAGTTATTAGTTAATATTAAAATGCACCAAAGTAAACGATATCAGCTCCAACACCAAATTGTGTTCCAGCAGTATATCTCATGATTACTCGGTAGTTTTGCGAACCGTCAAGGTTAGCCATGTCAAGCACTCTTACTTCGTTATGGTCAGAAAGTAAGCCAGTCCCGAAGAACAAGTTAGATTTCTGAGCAGCAACGATTTTATCATCACTCATACCAGGACATAGAACTAATTCGATACCTTGGAAGTTTAATGGTTTCTCACCAACGTTTAATTGGTTGTTGTAAGAATTGTTTACAGGGTCAACTAATCCTGAAAGTGCAGATTGATATGCTCTTGCAGTTTTAGAACCGATATAGATAACTAAATCTTCTTTACCATATACGGCAGAAGGAATAGTATCGTAAACATCTTGTAAAGTTTGTACAACGTTAGCAGCAGTAATAGAACCAGATACGATAGCACCGTCTCCATTTCTTCTTGCAGCTTGTACAGCAGTAGTTAATCCAGTTGCAGCAGATGCAGATAATGCACTTTCGAATCCACCGAACTCACCATTTGTAGTAGAAACACCACTCCAAATATCTTGTTCTGTTTTTTCAGCAACTTTTCCTCCAACGTAAGATACTAAGAAATCGTTGAAATCTCTTGGGATTTCATCGAATGCACTGTATCCAAGTTGTAAAGCATTCCAAGAATCAACAAATTCTTGTTTACATAGTGATAAGTTCACTTGTAGTTCTTTTGGTTGTAGTATTCTCTCTTCGATAGATACTGAACCACTTGTTACGAAATCACAAGAAGCATCTTGTACGATTCCAGAAACGTCTACCTTTTGAATCACCTCCTTAAACTTAACGTTAGGCTTGATAGTTACCAATTGGTTATCAAGAGTTCTAGCAGATAGCAATGCTGCAGCGATATAATCAGCAGCCGCTTCACCAGCGTAAGTAGAGTTGTTGATTACAGGTTGACCTGTTGTAAAATTTTGTAATTTTCTCATTTTTTCTCTCTCTTTTTTAATTATCTATACATTTTTGACAATACCGTATTGTGAGAATTTGGTATCTTGTATGTATTTTTTTTGTTAGTTTTACTGAATTTAGAACTAGCTTCGATAGGAGCTCCATCTAATTTCTTAGATTCCATCT